TGTCCCAAAGGTAGCGGTCTTGAATATTAATGAATCACTCAGAAGAGTGTGGATATTTTCGAATTCAGTGTTTGATGACGTATAAGCCACATTAGCGACTATGGTCGTCGAACCGACCTTTCTCACGCCATCTAATTCTATGAAAGGAGAAATCGGACCAGTGTGAAATTGATTAGAACTGTTTGCTGCATTATTAGCGGCCACTCTATATGTCGTGAGGTCTCTCCAAACACCACCCTTACCATAAGCGGCAGATGACAGAGCAGGGTTGAACGAGTTAGAAACAACAAGAGTTGTATTATCAGCTACGCTGACAACTCTGCGACTAGATTGGCCGCCAGATTTTATCACATCGCCTATAGAGAAGTCTGCCAGAAACGAAGTTCCAGAACCAGTCACAGTATTTGCGGATGAAGAAATTGTGCCAGAAAGAACAGTATTCGCTGTGGGGTTGTGCTCATATCCATATGGTATGTTAGCAACAATCTTTTTAACTACAGCAAAACTGTGGATTATTTCATTAGTCTTAATCACATCAGCTGTATTAGCGATGTAACTGAATGGTGACTCTGAAACAAGCTCATCCCCTTCATTGATATTTACCGTGGTCGGGCGACCTAGCTGGAGAACGTGCCCACCGACAGTGTTACTTTGGAATGCGGATACTGTTCCGACTGACGCGCCACCAGATGTTCCGATCTTAACAGTTTCTGAAGTTGAGAAATTTCTATACGTATCTACTCTAAACCAAGAAGCACCAGCGGTCGCATCAACAACTTCTGTTACGATAGCATTAGCTGAAGACGTCACACCAAATAACGAATCGCCGAGACTAATTTGAGCACTATTAGCAATCTGTATTGCCGCATTAGTATTGTCTCGATAAGCACTATCGCCAGTCAACTCATCATATTCTGGGAAACCAAAACTAGCTGCCCCAATAATCGTATTGGCAAATGTGTCCATAATACCAGTGCTCGAATCATCGTATGTGACCTTCGCGCCACCAGCACCATATATATTATTAGCGCCAATCAGATTAGTGTTCATTGATATCGCAAAACTATCTCCAATATCTGTTTGCTCTAAGGTGAAACTTGCTGGGGATTGTCCATCTCCACCTGTGATAGAGATTAATGATTCCCCTTGATCCGCTCCGCCTATAGAAGAAGTGTAACCTGATCCGCCATCTGTTATAGAAAATGTAATCGACCCTCCAAGGTCAATCGTATCAGTTACAACAACCTTACCGAAATCACCAACACCATCCGACAACAACTCAACAACGTCACCTTCACTATATTCACCGCCAGGAGATACAATTTCAATTCGAGACACACCAGCCTCGACTAAAGGAGCATGGGGCTGGCCGCCATCAGAAACTCCTCCTAAAATCATAACTGGCTCTAAATGATTAAATGAACCTCTGACATTAGAAACATTTATCTGCATGACGTCTCTGTTCCTAATAACTCGACCAACTATATCTTCAACGAGAGCTTCAGCTCGGGACTCCTGACCTTGAACGGTTTTCCCGATAAATTTGTAATTGTTAATATCGTAGTTCGTTACAAGATACTGATCGTGGTTCCAATCACCATCAGACACTTTGAGCATTTGATCAGCGGGATAATACACTTCAACTGCTTCGTTGTATATCGTTCTGAAAAGCAACTTATATGATGCAAGTGAACCACGCGTCACATTGTAAAATTTCACATACTTAGCAAGAAGCCTTTTGTCGGCGGCAACTTCGTGCGGGACAGATGGTAGGAGAGTGTCTTGAAAGTATTGAATATACTCATCAAGGGTTGTGTTGATATCCCTATTCCCTTCAAGGTTCTGTATTGCCTCAGTCAACTTTCCATTTTGCTCGAGGTATTCATAATATGCCTCGATAAACGCAAGAAAGTTCTCGCCTTCTTCTTTGAAAAAAGCGGGAAATTGATTACTTACGATAGATGAAAGTTTAGCTTTTATCATTAGGTCTGCTCGCCAATAACATTAATAACAGCGTCACCAGATTCTAGCAGCAATATCTGCTCCCTAACTGGTATAATGTCCAAGTTCTCTGGCGCAACATTAACCTTTAACTCTAAGTCCGAATATGCAGAAGGCAAGAAATTCTCAACAGTAACTAGCCCAGTTTTGTAGTCAATCACTCCAGCATTAGGGACAATGTTGACACGTTCTTTATTATCACTATATCGGAAGATACTAACCACCCCGAGACCATCATCACCTAAAAATGACGAAAAGCCGCTGTATGTAAACTCTGATGACCCCAAAGATCCTGGGCGAAGGGCATTATTAAAATGTAAAGAAACCAATTCAGCCACATTCACATTTGGTGTAATCCTTTTTTCAATTTTAATTGACGCATCATTATTCAAAACAAACCCGTCTGACGTGTCATCCAGAGATCTGACAAATCTAGAGAATCTCAACTTATTACCAAATCTTCCTAAATTATTTGTAGAAAAAGAAGCGATAGCATTCCTCACGTTAACCTCAACCGCACTATCATTCAAAGCAGATCTAGTCACGTCATAATATGTTGTTAATGTGGGAATGATGTATGTATAGTCAGCATCAATGATAACTGGGTCTACTGCCAATGGAGTTCTATCAGAAATGGATGTTTTGATAGATTGCTTCCTACTTTGAGTGGCAAACTTTTCTCCGAATGGTTTTACAGCAATAAACACCTTACCGAAAACTGCGGGAGACGCTTGCTCCCCACCAAAGGCAATCACTGACTGTAAATCTGGATTCTCAGAAAGAAGGATTCTTTCATAATCGCTAGCAATAACAGCTCGGTTTTGCGTTTGGTAATTTCTTGGTGCTTGGAATTTAATTGAATCAACCGTTTCCTGAGGTCGACCACCAAGAGCGTTAGAAGTGACAGAAGTGATAGTTGCTGCTGTATACGAAGCCCCTATGTTCAAACTGTCTACACTAAACGTGTCAGCACCGTTAGTCGCTTCTCCATTATTAACGAGATATTCCACTTTAACAATGTTCCCAGCCTTCAGAGACCTACCAAGCGACCCCGAACCAAATACGATTTCATATTTCTCATCAGACGCTTCTTCGAGGAAATAAATTGGAGAAGTTGAATAGATTTGAGATACGTCTGAAGCTCTGTAGAATTCAACCAAAGTGTCGTCAGAGGCAGACTCCTGAACAGAAACAGTCACGCTTGTAGTATCAACTCCGGCATTAGGAAGAATGTACCTTACTGGGTTAGAAGCACTTACAGTCCAAGAGTGCGCCAAAGGCTCGCCTTCCTTAATAGTCAACGCTCCGCTAAATACTCCTGCTGTTGTCGATACTGGAATATTCTTGGCGGCAGGGTTGACATAAGTATAAGTAACATCGTCAAATGTTGTTGTGAACTTAGAATTCTTTGGTATAGTAATTTGAGATATCGTACTGTCAACGCCAGTTATGTTGATGTTGACTTCAGCTTGCGCGCCAACAGATGACACGGGCGTGTAGCCGAGTTCCTTAGCTCGGGAAACTACCGAATCCCTTTGCTGGGCAGTATCTAGGAACATCTCATTAGCGACCATGTTTAGATAATATGCATTGTAGTGCGTATTATATGCAAGGACATCGAGAAGAACAGCCATAGCCGAACCCTCAAAACTGTAGTCTTTAAACTGATCTTGACTGCTTAAATACGTTTTTAGATTTGAACGGATATCTTCAAAATCTAACTCTGATACTTGTAAGTATGTGTTTGCTGACATTACCTGACTCTTTCTAGTATGACATCTAAGATGACTGGTTCGGGGTCGTTGATTATCATAAATGCTACGGAAACGATGAGGGCGTGTGCTTCTCGATTTTCTTCGACAAGTACTGCGATAATATCCGCACGAGGCTCATAGTTTGAAATAACCTCTCGGATGGCACGCTCCATCTGCTGTTTTATTGCTGGGGTAAAATGCTCAAAAAGAAAATAACGAATACTGCAACCAATATCAGACTTAAATGGTCTCTCGTAAAAATCAGTCAATATGAGTGACTTGACCGACTGCCTAACCGAATCCCTATTAGTTTTTCGAGTGACAGCCTGAGTGACGGGATGGGCAAAGAACCCCAAATCCAGATCACTGAAGATTTCTTTCTTTTTAGTTTTTACTGCCATATCTCTCTACTTTATGCGTTTTTAGATTCTTGGATCTCTTTTCGCCTTTCCTTACACAACTTGCTAATCTCTGCTAATGCCTTTCTTGCTCTGGTTCCAGCTGCTTTATTTCCAGAGTTAAACTTTTCGCTTTCAGTTGTGTATGTTTCAAATAAATTTACTAAACTATCATGATTATTCATAAAAAAACCTTTACTTTTTCCAATAATATAGTATAATAAGAGTGTCGCCCCTTTAATGATACTATTATGACTTCAACTACATTCTATTTATAATACAAATTTAGAATGTTTCCACCGTTACTACATCTCCATTAGAAGTAGCTTCTTGAAAAGTTACAGAAGAACCTCCAGTGGCAGTAAAATCAGTATTAGCGACCAACCTAATCCCATTCAAATAAGTACCGACCCTGCCATCAGTATAGCTGAGCGTGGTTCCGAAATCATCAGCACCGCTGAATACTGTGTCACTATTAGTCACTGTGTATGTGTAGGTCTCAAAGTTGAGAGCAGTACTACTGGCGCCAACAATGCCAGAAGTGTTCAACCTCATCTTCTCAACATTATTGAGTTTAAAAATTAACTCGTCAGACTCATTGACGATAACCCAATCACCAAATACTAATTGCCCATCTATAGTCCCTGCGCTGGTGCTCGAAGCAATTTCCATGCCACCAATTTTAAGCGAGAACCCAGATTCGTCAAGAAAGTTAGTTGCCATTATTCACCTATTGCGGCTTGCTGGTCACGCCAGCGCCAAGTCCTGGTGTATCTTTATGCGTATGACCCTTACCGGAAATTCCTGCGGACACATGGTCACCAGATGCAGTTGATGTTCCAGTAATATTCAAATCGCCTGTCAAATTTATATCCCCAGTCCAGTTGGTTGTTGGTGTGTCAACAGTTGTAGTTCCGGCAACAGTAATATTCGTATCACCATCTACATATATAGTAACACTTCCTTTGACGTGTAACTTGTCGTCACCAGCTGTTAGTGAGTAATTATCCTTTACAACTCTTGTAACTTTAGTTCCGTCTGGGTGGATTTCATATTGAGTACCGCTTTTGTGAAACTCTTTGATTCTTTCTACGCCAGCTGTATCGTCGTATTCTTTGTAGTGCCCTGACTCAGTTGCTTTGACGTGATTCATTGGGTACACAGGAGCGTATGGTGACGCAGGAATTCCTATGCTACCAGCATCCTCAGTAGTATCATCCGCAACCGCACGAGCACGACCATTTAAATCGGACTCATCAACGTATTTCGGATACACACCGTTCGGGTCGTTGAAACCGAGAGTTGGTTCGGCCAAGGACTTTGGTGCCCCAGAAAGAGTACCGACTATAGCAGGCTCTTGCGCTCGGTCGCCATCAATAAAGAACCCGACAACCCAAGTCCCCTCAACCATTCCTGTTGGTGATGTTCCTATCCCACTAATTGACGCAGAATCGACACCATTAATTGGTGTCGCCCAAGGGAGACTATCGGTAGGAATCTGGTCTTTATCTTCTGTGTGGTATCCGAATGTGCGGACTCTCACCCTGCCGAGTTGGGCTGGGTCGTTCCTATCTTCAACAACTCCAATAAACCAAGTGAAGTCATCTCTACCGATGTATTGTCTCATGCGTTACCTTGAGAGGTTAGCTTATTTTTTCCAGCGACTTTTCTTTTTTTTCTTTTCGGGTGCTTCTTCCACTAACTCTTCATGCTCGTGAGTTGGCTCTTTTATTTCTTGTAGAAATGTTGGCTCAACTGGCGCTTCTACTGGGGTGACATTTGTTTCAGCAATTTCTGATAAAAACTGCTTTTCTCTTTTTGATCCTGGTAATGGCATTTTATTGCTCCATTGGTTGTTTAAATTCTAGTGCCTGTATCTTTCGAGCACTCTAGGATTGTTGTAAATGAATCGCTACCGTCAAGCATTTTATGCCTCAACTTCGTAATTAAATACTTACCGCTCAGGTATTTATCCTCGTCACCATCTTGGTCATTTGAGGTAGCGGCAACTGGAATATTCAACCGAATGATATCCCCGACATCAAGTTCGCTGTCTCCAGGAACAGTGACTTCAACTATGGTGTTGAAAATGTGAGCTTCGTATGACTGACTCTGACCTATCACCTCTCCATATTTTTTAGGAGTTGGTGCTTCGTCAGAAAATATAGAATCGTTATCGTGACCAGTTCTTGAAGTCATCATCCGCACAACAGGAAAGGTGTCGATGTCCCCCGCTATTTTGTACGGTTGGAGTTTACTGAACTTTTCTACATAGTCGTTGTAGTCAAATGTAACTTCGCGTTTATTTTTTCTGAGAATGTCTAGGTGGATCGTTTTTGACTTATATAACCCGCCTTGAATATTATCTAATATATTACTTTGCTTTATGACATCGAAAGAAATTATCTTGGTTCTGTCAAAATTTTCATCATTCGCAGAGCCTTTACCTTCATTTAAGTTTGATGGAAGATACACAAACTTCTCTTTAACATCCTGCTTAATCAAGTTGCCAAGGTTCTTAAAATTGAATCCTTTACTATTTTCATAGAAGATGTAATAAGGTATGTGGTCGGGCGAGTCAGCTTCTTTTGCCAAAAAGTCAATAGTGTCATCAACTGTTAAATTTGGTATTATATATTTCTGTAGACCTATCGTTTCATCAACATTAACTTCTTTTGTTTGTCGTAACCCGATAGTGTCTTTGTAATTGTAGTGTAATGCCTTTACGCTTTCGGTGTAGACAAACTCACCAACAATGCTTTCTACCATTTTCGAAATAAGGTTGCCGCCAGCCCCACCATATGATCTACAAATTTTATTAGACATAGCTGGATATGCTTCGATGCTAATTCCTGATAGAAAATATGCTTCGCTTCTTTCTTCGATTCTCTTTCTATCGGTCAACTCATATAGTGCGAAGAAGTGATTTTTATATTCCAAAGAATCGTCGTTTGACTTGTAAGAGACGACTAAAATTTCGCCACCAGTGAAACCTCCAGCAACACCATTATCCTTAGCACCGTTCAAAGTGTTAATTAGGCCAACAGAATCATTTATCACTAGGTCGCACTGTAAGTAGTGTTCAAATAAATTTTGAAATACGCTAAAGTCTACTGTGATTGATGATAGGTCGATTATCTGCCCAGTCGCGGAGATCAACGAAAACCTCCTTATATCAACGTCGCCAGGATTTCTGTATCCCGTGATACCCTCAGACATTAAACACCATTCCTCAAGATATCTTCAACTTCATCTCGAACTTTACCTAAATACCTCTTGTCTATCAAACGGATCGATCTTCTTGATTCGTTTTTCTCAACTTCAAAGTCGTATGCTGAAACGGCAGCTTTTTGGTAATTAGAAGCAGTTGCGTTATATGTGGTCTCATCAACAACAACCACCCTCTCTTCGAGGCGCGACCCATCATATAAAGTTTTGGCTGTCGCGGGGACTTTCTGCCCATTCTCGATGCGGCAAAGATAAATTCTATATTCTTCAACTTTTGACTGCGCGGCAGCCAATGATCCATATTTTCCTACAATATAAGAAGCAAAATCAACAGTGCTTAATGGCCAGTCGAAACGGACATCTTCGATGTCATTAAAGTGCATAACCAACCAAGCATAATTTGCGTTTCCGTAATATTTTTCAGCTATCGTATCAGGGCGATCACCTTCCTGGATATCATAAGAATAATATGCATCTGCGCGATCACCCACATCAGAAGAAACCTTAAACCTTCGAAGGATATTTGTTAACTGGATTTTTTGTCCGCGCTTTGTTAAGTCGTGAGGAGTCTTAGGGAAATACGAAAAATAATTTGACATTATGCTTTACCCTCAGGTTCAACAGATTTTGCTTGATAGTAGCCAGTATCCATATTTTCTCTTGTGACAATTTTAGTTTCCTGGAACGCCATAGTTATTTCGATAGACACAGGTTGACCAGTATCTTCAAAGAATAGAGGCAACCCTTCCCCATTGTAGTTTACTGTTAAACTCTTGAGAACTGACGTTCCTATTTTGTATAGGTTTTTTGAGATTGAATCTGCGAATGTTATTTCAAATTCATCTGGGTAATTGAACGCCATAGTCCCTGCTGTATATCCAGGATGCATATGATATTTCAATACCGCAATTAGTTTTTGGAGAGTTTCCGATTCTTGGTTGTTTCTGGCAATAAACTTGTAGGTGAAAGAATGCTCGCGCATATCAACACCCTTAAATAAAACTGCCATGTGCGGATTAATCGCTAACCCTTCATCAACACTAACACCAGAAAGAACAGCTCCCCCAGTTCCTAATCCAGCCAAAGCACCCGCAACCGAACCAGCTCCACCTGCCGCAGCGGCTGTTGCGGCTAATGGCATTACTATTGCCGCAGCTTTCAACATTCCGTCATTATCTCCAGATTTAATTGCGCCTGTAGCTGCTCCGAACTTTGATTTTATCAGTTCTCCGATATCATTAGCGCCCTGCCCCAACTGTTCTGCACTCAACCTTCCAGCTGCAGCAGCACCAAGAGCACCCAATCCTTCGTTCTCATACTGCGCGCCATATGTTGCTTGTAGGTTATTTGGTACCGGAAGGACAATATTTCGGATAGCTGTTTCGGTGACAGCAGAGGATCTATTTTCGCGATTACGGTTCATCACGCTGAATATCATATAATGTTCGTCTGTCAAATCGCCAGGAAATGTGATAGGCTCTTTCACTTTATCGTTTGAAAAGAGACTGTTCAAAGGGGAAATTATTTTATTCCCCGTCACTTCCTTTTTCAACAGTTCGTTGAAGTTGGCGTTAATTGAAATTCCGTTATCGCCTGCCGAAACCGAGAACGAACCTTTACCAGCTGCTCCAGCAATTTTCTCCAGATTACCGCCAACCTGTGCTGCCATTGACTTGCCAGTTGACGTTAGTTGCTTGAGGTTTATTTTCGCCATGTAGGAATGCCTATAAATAATTCTTTAGATTAGATAGACTATTTATAAGGCAATTGATGGCGCATTTTTACAAAGGTAAATATCAGTGTAAGTTTCCTGAGAAATACAAAGGAGACCCTTCCGACATAACTTACAGGTCAAGTTGGGAGTTGAACTGTATGTCGTACTTTGACAAAAACCCAGACATACTTTGGTGGGCATCAGAGCCATTCCCCATAGGATACCGATCTCCGATTGATGGGAAGAAGCATCGATACTTTGTAGACTTTGTCATCAAAACGAAAAACAAAGAAACCATAATGATTGAAGTGAAACCGCATGCGCAGACTCGCGCACCAAAAGCCCAAAAAAGGTTGACAAAAAAATACCTGAACGAAGTGAAAACTTGGGGAGTGAACCAAGCGAAGTGGGAAGCTGCCGTTGAATATTGTAAAGACCGAAACTGGAAGTTTCAAATACTCACCGAAAAAGAGTTGTACAGAAAGGCTAAATAGTACATAACAAGAGGCTATTTAAAATTGGCAAGCATTTTTGATGACATACTGGCTACTGGTGCGCGAAAGGGGCAAATTCCAGCCCGCACGCAACAAGCCAGAGATTGGTATCGTGAGAAGGCAAGGCAACAAAGAAGTGCCGCTGTCTACCCAGATAACATAATCCGAAGCAGTACAGGAAAGGCTGAAGTATTGATCGGAAGAATGTACCACTTCAAGTATGATCCGAAAACCGCAAAGACCCTTCCATATTATGATAGGTTCCCGCTTATCTTCATGGTTGGACCAGCCAAAGGTGGATTTTACGGAATTAACCTCCACTACTTACCGCCACAATTAAGAGCGAAGTTAATGGACGGGTTATATGACCTCACAAATAATACTAGATATGACGAAAGTACCAAGCTAAAATTGACATATGATCTACTAAATAGTGCTAGCAAGTTTAGGTATTTTAAACCAACATTCAAACACTACCTAAATCAACATGTTCGCTCAAAGTTTATTGAGATAAATTCTACCGAGTGGGATACAGCATTATTCCTACCGACAGAAAGGTTCGAGAAAGCCAAGAAAACACAAGTTTGGGCAGATAGTAGGAAAATGATCTAATGGCATTTAACGTAAACAATATGGTATCGGCGATAAATAAAACTGGCGTTGCCAGTCTATCGCATTATGAAGTATTCATAAACGGATTTGGTGATACCGATTCTGAACGTGACCTATCATATCGGGCAGATTCAGTAGACATTCCTGGAAGAAGTATCACAAGCGTTGAGCACAAATTCCAGAATTATGGACCCATAAATAAAGTCGCATATGGTGCGGTTTATGGTGACGTTACTGTACAATTTTTGCTGAGTGAAGATTTCAGAGAGAAAGAATACTTTGAAATTTGGCAAAATAAAATGGTCGGTACTGGTGCGTTCAGTCAAAATAATAACGGTTCGTATAATCCAAATTATTTTGACAACTACGCTGGAAATGTAGAGATACGGCAATATGCCCCAACTGGGCAATTGCGAGCTATACACACATTAAATGAAGCATACCCATTAGTTCTAAATCCGATTACTATGAGCTGGGGCGAAGAAGGTGTCGCTAGACTTGGCGTAACTTTTGCATATAGAAATTATAAGTGCCTATTTACAAAACAAGATCAACCAGAAGCTGGATTTGGTTTTTCTGTTGGGGTTGGTCCAGGAGGAATCAGCGGCAGCGCGAGGATTCCTGGGTTAGGAAACATAGCAGGGTCTACTGAACTTGGATCTATAAGCGCGAACGTCGGTGGCAAGCTGGGGCGTGTGGCTGCGATTAGAAATTTATTTTAAATTATTTTACATTATAACTGGAGAATATTATGGCTTTACCTTCGCTAACGGCACCGGAGTTTTTAACGAAGATACCATCAACAGGAAAAGAAATTAAATATCGACCATTCTTAGTCAAAGAAGAAAAGATATTATTGATGGCTCTTGAAGGAAACGATCAGGATGAAATTACAAACGCGATTGTAACTATACTCGGCAACTGTTTAGAAGAAGGTGTCGATGTAAATAAGCTGGCTACATTTGACGTGGAATATTTGTTTCTCAAACTGCGAGGAAAATCTGTCGGTGAAGTGATACAACTCCGCATGAGCCACGCTGATGGCGATTGTAAGCATCGTACAGATGTAGAGATTAATATTGACGACATCAATGTCACTGAAGAAAGACCTGAAGATAAAATTCAGTTGACTGATGAAATTGGTATCAAACTTAGATATGCTGGCGTGAATGATTTGAAAGGGATTGACCCTGAATCATCAGAAGATCTATTTAAGCTGATCACTAACTGTATTGAGTTTATATATGACAGCGAAAATGTTTATAGCGACTTCACCAGAGAAGAGATTGCTGAATGGTTGGAGCAGTTGAGTTCTGAGCAATTTAAAAAGGTCACAGATTTTTTTGAAAATGCTCCAAAGCTGAGACATGTTATTACTTGGACCTGTCCCGAGTGCGGCAAAGAAGATAGTATGGTGTTGGAGGGATTGACAAGTTTTTTTACGTGAGCATGGTACACGACGATCTAAGCAATATGTACCAGCTGAACTTTGCTTTGATGCAACACCACAATTATAGTTTGACGGAACTAGATGAGATGATACCGTTCGAGCGTGACATATATGTAACACTTTTGAAAAATTACCTCGAGGAACAAGAAGAAATACAAAAACAAAATAGGTAATTGCTGTGACAAAAAAAATACAAGAAGGATCTGCTCTAGAAAAAGCTGATATTAATGGTGATGGTATAATCACCGATGAGGAGCTGGAAATGCATCTTGAGTATAAGCGCAAAGAACTTGAAGATGCTGATGCTATGCGCGATGCTCAACGAAAGATGGCTTGGTTCGCTTTGTTCGGAATGCTACTTTACCCATTCGCTGTTGTAATAGCTTCGGTGATAGGTCTTGACGAAGCAGCGAAAACATTAGGTTCTATGGCTCCAACATATTTTGTATCGGTCGCGGCAATCGTCGCTGCGTTCTACGCCAAGGAAGCAATGGGCAGTAACAACAAAGAGAAATAAAAAATGGCAGCACCCAAAGATAAGAATGATCTACCGCAGCTAGTCACGGAGGCTATGGAGGAATCCATAAAGTCAGACCAGAAGTCTACGCTCGCTCAAGAAAACTTAGCAAATCAGATGAAGGTCTTTGCTGACAGTAACAAGATGTTCGCGAAAACTTCTGTGACTCTGAACAAATTTGCTGCAGCGCAGATTGATAAGATCAACCCTTTCAAGAAATTGGGTGCTGCATTCGACAAAACTTGGATAGGCCAGAAACGCATACAAGTAAAGGAAGAAAAGAAATTAGCTGAAGCGGCTGGGATTACCCGCGATGAACTTCTGCTTATCAAAGCCCAAAAAGATGTCGCCGATCAACAGAAGAAACAAGCCGAAACGCTAAAGAAAAATTTAGAAGAATATGGGTTAAATACAACTACATTCTTTAATCAGCAGGGTGAGCTTCAAGCCAGAGCCACCGACCGAGACGAGAAAGGTCGATTCCAGTCAGCAAAAAGTATTGTAGACGGAATAGCGAAATCTCAACAACTACAAAAAGATGTTGATGATGCTCGTCAAGAGATGTACGCTGAACAGCAAAACCCATTACTCAGCAATATCTCAAAGGGTCTTGCTTCTGTGAAAGATGGCGTTCTTTCCAACGGAAGGTCATTAGGCGAGTCTTTCAAAAATGCATTAACATCATCTTCTAAAAAATCAGAGATAGCAGCGATAGAAGGGCAACGAGAAACAGCTCGTCGAGAAGAAGAACAGACTGATTTGCTTGGTCAACTCGTTGGCGGCATAAAGGGGATGAGCAAAAGTTTATTAGAAGGCATCAAAGGTTTGGGCGAACCAGCAGGACTTGGTGTTGGGATGCTGTTCGGGATTATAGCTGCCCCAGTGATCGCTTTGGTGGCAGCTTTTAAATCTCTGAAAGACCAATTCGCAATGCTAAACAGGCTCGCTGACGGAAAGTTGGCGGCACCATTCGTCAAAGCAATAGAATTCATAAAAGGTCTGGGAAGTAAATTGGGGAAGGTTCTTTCTGCGAAGAATATTCCTGTAGATAAAATATTAAAACCATTCCAAGCAATTGGTGATTTCTTCAAAGGTATTGGGTCAAAGATAAGTTCTTTATTCGGAAAGAGTGGAACATTCGGAAAGGTGTTTGGAGTCATAAGCAAAGGTTTTGCGCCAATAGCAAAATTCGCATCAGGTTTTGGTTCTGTTCTCGGGAAGTTGTTCTTGCCAATCACAATCATCATGGGTATTGTAGATACTGTTACAGGGTTTATGGATGGATTCGAAGCGGGTGGTCTTCTTGGTGGTGTGATGGGAGCAATCAAAGGTTTGTTCAATGGACTCATAATGAAACCGATAGACCTACTCAAAGATGGTGTGTCTTGGATTGCAAGCAAACTTGGATTTGAAAATTTCTCTGAGATGCTTGACGGCTTCTCCTTTGAAGAAATGTTTAGCGGTATGGTTGACGGACTACATAATATATTGACGGGAATCGGTGAATGGTTTAGCAGTAAGATCGATTTCGTAAAAGGTTTGCTTGGGTTCGAAACTAAACAGGATAAAGAAGACAAAGCAGCCAAAGAAAAAGAAATGGATGCGCTTAGGAAAGAGAAAAGTGGGCTGAGGATAGATAAAGAAGCGTCGGATGCTGAGATTGATAATCGGATGGCCGAAATAGCTCAAAAATATGGTTCTTTGCAAGATGCTCCGCAGCAAGAAAAAGATGAGATCGCCGAACTAAAAAAAGAAAGATTAGCACTTAGGAACCGACTAGAAAGAATAGAAGGCGTGCCAACTCAGGCTGGTGGCGTTACTGGTTCTCGAGTGAACACTAGATCCGCACAACAAAAAACGGCAGGGTTAAATGTAATCACAACCAATGCGCCAACTGTAGTGAATGCGCCAACCTCTACAAGTATGAACAGTCAGACCATAGTGCCAGCTTCTCCAGGAAGGTCAAGGCAGGTTGGTCGAAGATCCGCAAGAGCAAGCTAAAAAAAAGGGAGACCGAAGTCTCCCTACAAGCAATGGATTGCTGATTAATCTTCTTCAGCTAGTTTCTCAAAGAAAGACAAAGAGTCATCTTCTTCCTCTTCAGCAACAGGGGCTGAGGCAGTTTTAGCCACTGGCGCAGGAGCAACTTTAGCTGGTGCTTCAAACGGAATAGTATCAGTTCCGTCATCATCCATAGCACTGTTAGTTTCAGGAACACCGCCCAAACCAAGAACACGGTTCAGTTTGGTTTGTAACTCAGCATAAGACTTGAAGTTTTTAGGGTCAACGAAATCTTGAAGAGAATGTAAAGACTCGTAAACCTTTTCTAAGCGGTCATCGTCACCGTCAAGAAGTTCGCTCTGTGCATCAAACTCAGACTTATCATAATTACGATATCCCTCAACCTGACGAATTTTCAGTTTGAAGTCAGCACCTTCCCAGAAGTCAAACGGGTTAATCGCTTCTTCGTCTTCAAACGCAGGATTCATTGATTCGTTCAGCTTGTCGAAGATTTTCTTGCCGAACTTGTAAAGCATAACCTTACCTTCCATCTCAGGGCGAGCAGGGTCTTTGACGACCATGACATTGGCGATGTAGGAAAGTCTACGCTTTTGCTTTCGGGCTTGGTCTTTACCAGCATCAGTACCGTTGTTCCAAAGCATAGAGTTATACTCAGAAACTGGATCTTTCTGGTTAATTGTTGTTAAAGAGTTTTCGATATACCAGCCGCCAGTACCTTGGAAGCCATGATCGAACATACGAACCCAAGGAAGATCTTCACCCTTTGGCTCGGGCAAGAATCGCAAGACGGCATAACCGTTACCTGCTTTATCTACTTCTGGCTTCCAAAAACGGTCGTCGCCCGACTTGTTTTGATTGCCTGAAGATAGCTTGGTTGATTCGGATAGGAGTTTGTTCAATGAAGATGAACGAGATTTTTTGAGTGATGCAAATGATGATGCCATTTTTATTACCTTCTGTATATAGTTGTATTAAAGTTATTCACAATATATCATAATATTGAATGTATATTATACTTGATTTAAAGGTACAAGTAAACCTTTTTTTATGCGGTTTATAGCGGTTTATCAATCTATTTATAAGTTTTTAAAACTATGCTTTTCAATTTATCCCTTGTAACTGGGGAGAACCTATTGAGAAACGGTGAGTATTTTGTCATAAGGAACAGCGTTTCATTGAGGACAATGTCGTCATACCTCTTCCATAATTTGGTGAAACCGATCAAGCCATTTAAAAGAACCAACGTCTCGATCGAGATTTTATTCTGCGCATAGTGTCTGTAGATAATAGGGTGTGAACCATCATTCATAGTAAATAGATTATCAAAGGATTCCTCAACATCATAGAGGTAATCCATATCTTCAGAGAATCTATAGGAAAGGGATTCAGTATTCTTCTTCCACTTCTTCATTATCAATTCATTCGGTGCGCTGAGCAGATTACCTATCCACGGTGGCTTGCCTGTGCTCTGACTATAATTAGCAACTAGAAACTTAATGAAGTCGTCGCGCTTAAATTTCCTAGATGCCTTCTCAAAAAAATACTTATCTTTCCTGACATCATAAGATGATTCTTTCGCTCGCACCTGACCATTATATTTGAAATAGTCGTACGAGTCGCGAGTGAAATGTTGACTCACCGCGAGATAGGTTTTATAACAATCAAATCCTGACATTGTCTCACTCATAATAAAATTAAATAGGTAATCTTGCGCTCTTCGCCAGATAATTAAGGTCTTGTGCTTCAACCTCCAGTTTACCCTTGATGACTGTATTTAACAATTTCGCAGCCACCTCAATTTCCATTTCGTTTTTCTCACACCACCAACAAACCGCATCCATATAAGATATCTTCTTTTCCATTACTACGTTCTCGATTATACCAGAGAACTTTGCGGTCGATATTACCTCAACCATATACTACTCCCATCTGTAAAATATGTGATCTTCTATTTCGATCGTTTTAGTTTTTGTTTTTGCCCAATCTGGATAAACATAATCTGCATGATAGTGCGTTGCGCCTTCCGTTATATCAATTATACTATCATTAGCTGTAAAAGTAAACATTAATTTTTTGATTTTATTAAATAATGGCCAGTTAGCTATCTCATCTTTTTTACCGTCACAGTACCAAGAGAACTGACATTTGTTTTTTATCGGAAATGGTTTACCATCTCTCCACGATTTCCTAGTCAATCCTTGCGTCACTACTTCTTTGATTGTGTTAGGAAACCTTTTATCGTGAACGCGATTTAATGTGACATGCGCCACGGATAGTTGCCCAGCTATACCTTGGTTGCGAGCTTCAAAGTAAACATTCTTAGCGAGCCATGTAATATCTTCATCACTATAAGAATGTGCCCAACCAGAAAACAAAAATAAAATAAGTAAATATCTATTCATAAAACGTGTGCCCATCATCATCTAATTCTAAAACCCATTCTATCCATTTTCTAGCAGAAGCCATATCTTTGAAACCAATCAAGCGCGACTCTTCGCTGTAGTAATTAATAGCAAATACCATCGGTCTCCCTTCTAAAGCAGAAATTTTGAACACCCAACCAATCATAGTGATTGGGTGGCAGGAAATGAATGACGATTCAGTTTCCCAATTACTGTATTCTTCCCACTCATCCATTGAGACTATCCTTATACATTTTTATTGTTTTAATGCATTCGCCGATGTAGTTGTCTCTTTTCTCAACAAACACCTGCGCTTTATCTTCATTCTCAACAGCAACTACAATTACAATCTGATCAACAGGAATCTTAGTTCTTTCTTCAAACATCACACAATATGCCGATGCTTGCTGAAAGTAATTACCGATCCATTCTTTCTTCTTCAACTTGCCCGATGTCTTATAATCAATAATAGACAAACGACCATTATACTCAGCAACACAATCAACACGTCCAGCTATCCCCAGATAATCGGAGTAGAGTGGACACTCTTGGGCATAAACTAATCCCAAACTTTCATCAAGAACTGTTTTGATTGAATTGAACATAGCTTTCTCGTGCGGGAGAAACTTTGTTTTGTCTAACTCATTGTTCACATAATCTTCGCACATCTGGTGAACATTGGTTCCTCGACGAGCAGCTTGAGTGGAGATGCGGTTGGCTTCTTCCTCACCAACTCGCGCTCTCCACTCAGCTATTCCCTGTTTTGATAGAACACCGAGAACCGTAGTGATGCTAGGATAAGCACCATTCGGAGTAATATAATAACGACCGCCCTTAATAGTCTCAGTGTTCAATTCCTCGAACAACATTTTCTTGTGCTCAAACATAATATAAATCCTTATCAATACACCAATTATACTATAAAATCATATAAAAGTAAAGTTATCCTCCGTAGATTCCCATTTTGTAACAGGTTTGAATATATTCCCTAACAAAGTCAGATCTGACAATATCATCTGGACCGAAGTCTATAGAAGAGAAGCTGTCCATCTTACTCAGAACACTGATGAACTTAGCGGCACCTGATTCGGTGCTGTACCGTTCGCTCGTCAAATCGTCTTGCTTTCCGTCACCCGAAAAAATTATTCTGGAGTTTTCGCCCACGCGAGTAATTACTGTGTTGAGTTCTTGCCAGCTTAGATTCTGAAACTCGTCGACAATGATAATGGCATCATCCCAAGTCTGACCCCGAACGAATGACGTGGTTGTGAATACAACCTTTTGCTTTTGTTTGAGAACTTCATAAGCGTCACCTCTTCCGAATAAGTCGGCGAAGATTGCTCGGTATGGTTCCTCGTAGATCTTAGATTTTTCGGTGATCGATCCTGGGAGGAAGCCCATGTCGCGGGAAGGAACAACGCTTCGCACAATTATTAATTGTTGCTTTTGCTCAACCTTGTTCATTATGTCGCGTATCGCCAGATAAGATGATAAGAATGTCTTACCTGTGCCAGCGCAACCGTGGAGAACAGCATTATAACCGCTGTTGTATGCTTTGAACACCTCTCTTTGTGTGTCAGTTAATGGTGATATTTCCCTTAATGTCAGGCCAGATTGTTGTCGATTCCTGCCACTAGCCTTTCTTTCTTTCTTCTTTTGCCTTCTATCAATGTAGTAATCTATCTCAGAAATGTTTTGGTCTACATGCGCAAAAGTGGATGACATATCGTCTCCTTGGTTATGGTTAAAGATCCATATTATATTGTCCCTTCTTTCGCAAGCCGTGTTTCTTTGCGAGGTCTTGAACTTTGACAGCCTTAGTAGACCGTCCACCTTGTTTGTCCGCGAGCGCGGATCCTGGGTGTGCTTCTGCGATGCGGGAAAGGTTCTCTTTCCAGCCATCGTCTAATTTTGCTAGGTGGGCAGTTCCTGATACTAGAGTTGGCGCACTCAATATAATCTGCCTGACATCTGTGTTCAGTTTTAGGAACTTTTCTTTCTTAGATATAGAAAGGAGCAAAGTAAATCTCTCTCCTGTTTCGTTATTCTCGAAATCGTATAGGGGCATATCATCTCCAATAATACTTTATTTATACTGCCTTTTTCTTGAACCAAGACGGAACAGGTCTCTTAGACCAAACCATTTTAAACCTTTTTTGCTTGGTTTGATAGAACTTCCGATACGATTCAACAGGATCGCTAGACATACATTCAGGGTTACTACCCATAGCCAACTTGAATGGGGTGAGTTTTCCTAAAGGAATATTGTTAGGTATTTCCACGAGAACGTCGCTGAGCAGAGTATCACTAGCATGCTTCTTACCGTACCTGTACTGATACTCGTCACACAACGCAATGAAGTGCGCATAATGCCAAACATAGTTCGCTCTAGATTCCATAGTCCAGATTGTACATGGGTGCGCCATATGTACTGCTTTGTATAATACGCTTTCCCTAGAATCAGGAAGTTCCCAGTACTTGCTCATGGTCTTACCCGACTTAGATCTTCGCCTACCTTCAACTCCATCCAACATTCGATGAGCAGTAGACAACATCTGCGCAGACTCGACAATCATTTTCACAACGTGCTTATCGCACTGCTCTTGCGCAGATACGATAGGACTTTCATTCAAAACAAAAATATTCATGGTCTATCCCACCAAGGTTCACGTTTCCGGCAAGCAGTTTTTTCCTGCTCCTTCTTCTTATCCTGATGCGTATCCGGCTTATGAAGCTGATCCATATTTTTCTTCACTGGATTCTTGCCGAATATGTTATCCCAATTATCAGAATACTTTTTCTGATCTGTAGTTCGGTTCTTTGAGCCTTTGCCGCCATGCCAACTAGTCATCATCTTCCCCTTTACTAGCGTTCTTTATTATTACCAAGTAGAGATGAAAGATAATAAACGTGCAACCGAATGCGACGATCCAATCCATAATCTGATCAATCAACGTATCAACCTCAGCATATTCTTCATACCCTTAGAAGTCTGTAAAGTTCTCAGAACTGTAGACCTGTAAGGTGTGCGCAACTGGAGTAAGACATCTTTAATCTTTTGACACTCTTCGGGAGTGACTGTTATCTTCACACCATCATCAGTTTCAACTGTGTTGACAGCTTTGAACTTGGCTGGCTTCACAACTTCGCGCGCAGACTCTGAGTCTTGAATTTTACCGAGTTGGTCCCAGATCGGCATATTAACATACTCGACATCAAACTTATCATCAAAAAATAACTTGCCATTCATACAATCACCTTCTCAAATTTTCTACCAGTTTTTGAAAACTTCTTCATCGGAGTCTTCATCTCGATTAGAACATCAGTTCCCTGTTTCATATACGCCACCATCCACCCCTTCTCATTCAAAACATAAGTATGGTTGGGGGTGTTATCAGGCCAAACCGTCACTTCTTTCAACGCTTTCATAATATTCCCCTTAAAGGTAATGTGGACCAGTCCAACGAACCGAGTATTTGTCATCAAAGATATTACCACGAGATTTGTTACGAGCTGGAGCATTGTAGCCAGCAGCCATAAGGATATCGCCCTTCTTAAACTTATTATCATCTTCTTGAACTACAAACCCCCATACTCGAGAACTGGTACGCTCACCGCAATCGCTCACTTCTTCATTAGTGATCTTCAGATACTTGCGACCAGGATTCAAAGTCAACTCCTCGGCGAACTTATCGGCACGCAACACATCACCATACTCACAACGCGATATCCAGTTACGATAATCATCAGCGATATTAGTCAGTAGAGTATCAACAGCAGTATTAAAATCAGTCATAGTCATATCTCTCATTAGTTATTTAATACGGGTATTATACTCTCATAATGCAAAGAAGTAAAGGGGTTAGCCATTTATTTTAGTTATAGTCGCTATTCGTCAAACTTATGACGGTGCCATTCGTCCAGAAGCCACTCTTCGTTATCCGTCTTATATGTGTCAAGCCCTATATATGGCTGGCCGTATGCGTCACGCTCTTCATTAGCGCGAGCCCAGTATCTCCTTACAAACGTATCGAACTCTTGTGCTACACTCATGCTTATCTCCTCTTCCCAGTGCTGGGATCTCTTGATTCATCATTAGTTAATACTACAAGGTTGCCTTTATTGTAGGCTTGACCTATGGTTATGGTAGAACTGTTTGCATAGAATCGCTCAGGTGCGGCTGTCGAGCCTCCTATAGCGTTGTTTGAAGGGTAATCATGAGTTTCTCGGCGATATCCGGAATCGGAAACATATTCCTTGAACTCGGTGGTGGGTCTACTACTACTATTAGCGGTATTCGAGAACAGACCTCGCTCGGCATGCTCCCTCTGCTTTTGCCTCTCTTTCTGCATGAAGAGAACTTCTCTCCTCTGGGCACGAGCCTTTTGGTTAGATATCTGCATTCTTCTTCTAGCCATATCAAAACTCCATAATATAAAGGTCTATTATACTATAGTGCAACAGAGATGTAAAGCGTTTTTTTAATTATTTTTTGGCGGGGGAAATGTTGCCATCGGAGTCGACTGCTATGAGTTTCGCTGCTGACAGGGTGTCAAGAACAGAATCTACTGCAGTTTCAGTTCCGCTATTAAAACCAGCCGTCCATGAGAAGTATGTACAAGCGGCAATAAAGCCTGTGAAAATGATAAACCATTCTATGCTCATTTGCTATCCTCTTGATATTGCATTCTTGTTTGTAGTTCTATGATTTTATGTTCAAGTTCACGAACTCTTCCTACAGTCTCTTTTACTTCAGGAGGCGGCTCGAAGTTTTGAATCCATTCCCTTGACTGTTCGCTGTGTGCCGACAACCTTTCTTGATTGCTTTCAAGCATCGTCAACCTTTCGATGGTGCCAAAGTACATCCAAACACCTATAGCTGTGGCTGATATCAACCATATAAGGTTCTTGAGCGGGATAGTGAATTCTTGATCTTCGTTTATTTTTCTAGCAGGCATAGCAATATTTAGTCGTAAAGGTTTTTATTGAAAACAGACAATGACATACCTGTCACGTTCTGAGCATCTATCTTTTTTGTAGCGGTGCCATCTGGTATGACCATCACGAAATTAGTATCGGAGTAGTGATTAGCAAACCACTCAAAGTATTTGACTCGATAGAAGTTATCGCTCTCATGAGCATGAGTTTCTGGACCATAGTTCTGAGTATTCTTGTAGACATTATCAACAGATGCCGAACCCTCTAGAATGAAGTCAAACCCGAGACAGTAAAGTAGATTATGATCGCGGCGAATCGCTTCAATCATAGCATTCATACCAGCATTAGAACGTCGACGCTGTAGAGGATTATACTCTGCCATCTCGAACTGCTCATCATAAGGAGGTACAATTATTGTAGAAGCGCAGTCAGAGTTAACGATCTCTTCAGACATGCCCTCGTCAATAGCAACCAAATAATCTAAAGCGGGGAAATCCCTGTAAAGGGCATTACACCCAAAGGTCTTTCCTACTTTGCTCAAGTCATTTAATTTTACAGGTTGTCGACTTGGACCATTACCTATTATGAATGCTATGTTCTGTTTCATTGTCTATATTATCCCAATCCCCACTATCAATCGACTGCTCAAGCGCAACCTTGTAATTGTGCCGAGACTCTTTCTTCAACCTTTTCTTAGAACCAAAGTCTTCATTTTCTTCAGTGTACTGCTTAAAACGCTTTTTAATTTTATTGCCCATAGTGAGCGATCATCCTTTCACCAGTTAGCTGACATGTTCGGGAATGCTTCGGCGACTAACTTCCGAGTCAACCCCTTGTACGGCAATTTACCGCTCTTCATCCCAAGAACAACATGAGCGTCCCTAGGATCAATTACCTCAAGCAGTTCTATGAATAGCTTCTCGCGCTGCGCCTGCTTTAAATTTCTTTGCGTCTCAGTTGGACCAGCCACAAAGAGATACATCTTCTTCAACTCAGATACCAGTCTCGCTTCTTGATCAGCATTCGCTGGCAGTGGAGTATAAGGAGGATTCGTTTCAGGTAGCAACCATTTAACTCCAGGATCATAAGTGTAGCCGAGAACTGTTTTAAGGGCAGGACTACTGTACTGGTGGAGAACCGATATCTTCTCTTTCTTGGTCTTTGCTTTGTCAATCCGATCAAAGATCTCATGAAAGGTGTTATATTTTTTACTACTCATATTGCTAATTCCTCACGAAGATGCGTCAACACTTCTGATTCAGTTTCTATTACCACTCGCGCACCGCACGCTAAAATGGGCTTGTCAGTTTCAGAGTATCTCACAACACTAGGTCCAAGAATCTCCACACTATGGCAGTATTTATTACTTTTGCCTTCTTTAACTGTGATGACAGGTTCATCCGTACCGTGCTTCAGGTTGGCACGAATCTTATGCTGATTCACATGAATATATTTTTTACTCATCACGCCACCTTTTCGATAATAACCATGTCATAACCACCAACGGTAGTGAACTCTTCCATAGCAGCAACTGCTTCTTCCAGACTAGAGTATGTGCCCAACCTTCTATCAGCACTCGTTATATAGTACATTAGAACTCTCCAATATGTTCAACTAGATTCTTCAGTTTAAACTTGATAAAGTAATTCAAGAGACCGCGCTTCTTCGCTGGCTCATAGTTATCATACACTTCATTAATCTTACAAACAATCTCAGATGGAACCAGATCAAGATCTACCAAGACTTCATTCCTACGATAGTTCCGTAGCATATCACCAGTACAAAAATCTTCTGGTTCTTTATCCACCCAGACATCAACCTTCTTAGTAGCGAGCGCCTTTTGCCTTTCGCCAGTCATAATACAACTATCCGCCGAAAGAAAATTTGGGATACCATCTCCACGATCACCACGCATAATATGCTCACGAAGGAATCTTCTCGCATCAGGGATGCGGATGAATTTTTTTAGAACAGGACTAAACTGATCAACATTGGAGAATTTCTGAAGTTGACCAAAGTCTTTATCACCCGATAGCACTAGGATTCGCTCAGTCGTAGCATTATTCAAATACGCGCCAAAGCGATTAGTGAGTACACCGATGACATCGTCAGCCTCCGCATGCTCCACCTGAATCACCTTATAGGGGAAGTACTCTTTCAACTCATCGCGAATGCGATTCAGTGACGTGAACACTTCACTCCAGTTAATCGCTGACTTCTCACGGTCTTGCTTGCGATGCGCCTTATAGTATGGGAAGATTTCTTTTCGCCAGTAGTTACGATCATCACAGCAGATAATCAACTCGCCATACTCCGCACCGAACTTTGACTTATACGAGCGGATACTATTCAGTATCATATGACGAACTAAACTTTCATCAAACGCTTGCCCAGATATCCCTAACTGCTTCATCATATTAGAGATCATTACTTGATTTAAATCTAAGAGTATCATTTTAAAATGCTCAATATTTGTTTGTACTACTATTATATATTACAAACGGTGAAATGTCAACTGTTACCCTTTTTCCTATTATTGGAAGATAACATATATTGGAGATTAGATAACGCATACCCACCACCTTTAGACACTGGTTTCTTATGGTCTATCTGTACTGCATTCTCACCTAACAGTTTTCTAATCGCAGACTTACCCACCTCAGACATGTTATCCCAATCTTTCTTTGGCACACCTTCAGGCTTTTTACTATTCAACCAATGAGTAGGTGAACCAATAAAGGTATGCATCACTACCTTATGCATAGAAAGGTTGAGCTTCTCGCCAGATGATTTCACTATGTTGATTTTATGATACGGTGAATTCTTAGGTGCGGTTGGTCTCAACTCTTGAATCTTGAATATCTTACCTTCCTTATTGATGACAATATCATCCCTCAAAACTTCACCATCAACTTTGGCTGGTACAAACCCAAGATCTTTTATCTTATCAATTATAACATTCTTATTCATCATCATCTTCCTCAGTCTCAGGTGGATTCTCAAAAGACCATACACCTTCAATCATATCAGTCTCTTCATCATAACTCACATCAATCATCGTATCAGCCACCTCCTGAATAAAGTGACCGTGCCCACGAGTACGATATACTAAAGAGCGAATCGCTTCAGTAGCAAAGATAAAGTCTCGACTAAACTCCGCACTCTCATCTGCCACATCCAGATCTTCCATTTCATCGAGTAGATTATTAATCCAACCGTTCACTATCTCCTCGGTCTCTTTTTGATATTCATCATGCTCATCCTGCATTCCCTTCACATAATCCTCACCACCAGCTTTCTCGGTGGCATGATCCATACGCTTCTCTAGTAATTTACTAGAAAGGTCTAGCACCTTACTCATAGGAAGTCCTCTAATGAAGATTCAGGTTCAGGCATATCAGCTGGCTTACCGCCACGCTCTTCAGATACACCCCATACATACCCAAGGTCGGGATAGTAAACGCCCCAAGTTCTTTTCGGAGTACCATCCTTATTATAGGCGAGGGTTGTACATACACGATTCATAGGGAGAGTCGCATGCTCACCATAGTACCCATCATTCCAAACACTATCCTCAAGGTATCGCGTCATCGAGCGAGCATACCCTTCGGCTCTACAACGCTTGGCGGTTGCGCCCTTAATACCATTCCGCTCATTCTTCCGCTCTTCCGAGGCAATCTCACGCTGAGTCTTAATCCACTCCTTGACTCGGTGCATTGATAACGGATCTTCCGGATCAAGCGCCACTACGTCAGGGTGAATGTTTTTATAGGTCGGGGGATTTTCCTTCGCCTTCTTTTCCCGTGCCAATCGTAATCGCTCAACTGCCGCTGCCTTCTGCTCAGCTGTCATGGGCTTACGAGGTTTACGAATCTTTTTACGTTCATACTTTTCAGGTTCTTTAGCCATGATAGTTTCCTATAGATATAATGAGTGGAGTTGATAAGACCAAGTAGTCACTGAGTATGCTACACAGGCACTAAGTCCAAACAATAAAAAGAACTTGAAGAACCTACCAATCAGGTAGCACCCCAAGGTAAACAGAGTTACAATTGAAATGATGTCAAATATAGTCATACGATTTCATCCACCTTGCCACTGGCATTGTCATTCATTTTACCGTCAGCTCCATAGCCAACATACTTCACTTCTTCAACAGTCGTGGAACCTCTATCACTGACGTGCTCAACATGACTCATGATAACTCTATCACCAACAGGATAGACGCGAGTATAACTGCTCACAACAGTGGGAGTTGCCATTACTGGGTCAATACTATCTGTCATTTCTTCCACCCTTTCACTCTGACAGCCTCAAGTGGGCTAGTCGCTTCTGCTAAATTCAGATACTCCTCAACAGTAAATTTCTTGACGAGGAAGTTTATCCAAGACTTATATGGCTTACTACCATACTTAAACCGAGCAATAAACGCTGGCTTACCAACACCAATCCAATCAGAATGACAGTTCGGATGAACCTCGTCCATAGTAGGCTGGCCTTCATACTCACCAGCATACATTAAGTACATACCATCCCAAGTAAACAATTCTTTATTAAACTTAGTCATTATGCTGCTACCTCCATATCCATAGACATCAACTCACAGAAGCCGAAGCCATCGACCATAAAGTAAGAACCATTCTTCTCAACAATGTCACCAACGCTCAGCGAATGTAAACGATCAAGACGTGTCACCTTCGCTTCATCAGCATCAGTCCAACGATTCATGATCATAAACACTTCTTCAAGCTCGGTCGCGTCAACCGCAGCAACCTTCTTAAACTGCTTAAACCAATCATAGTTCCAGTGCTCAGAACCGAACACTGTCAGATTACGATGAATATCTAACTCTTCAGGAGTATACTCATAGGGGAGGAGGAACTGGTAAACATTCATAGTCATATATATCTCACTCGTTTCTTTATTTAATACAAGTATTATACTCTTCTGAGCAGAGATGTAAAGGACTAATTCACTTATTTTCATACCGATTTAGTATATGCATATAACCAAAAAGTATATGCTAGCTAACGTCTTTCTCGTAGACTTCAATGGTTGACTCATCTACGTTATGACGAATCAGGTCTTCTTTAAATGCCTCAGGATCTTTGACTCCCCAAGCTAT